TATATAAAAACCCAAAGTTTTCTGTTTTTTCGTCATCCAAACGATCTTGTATGGGTTCAGTGATATTTTCAGGTTGCGCCCGCAATGATATTACTTGAACAATTGTGTCTAAGTTACATTGGGTGTTCCTGCGATTTTGCCATTCTCTAGCTTCCTCAGGCGAAGCACCAAGTAAACTTTTTTTGCTCGTCACATTAGTTTTCGTAATATCAAACAAGCTAAAACATCTTAATTTCATAAAGCTATTTATAGACGTAAAAAAACCCGCAAATTTTGCGGGTTTTTTAATAAACTAAATTAAATTAGTTTGTGAATATTGCTTGACCCGTAACAGCTACGTTAGCACTTGCCCAAGCATTTGTTAATTCATTGTCTAAAGTAACTGTAGTCCATGCACCAACTGGATAAACAGCGATTGCTAAGTTATCGTCAGTTGCATTTGTGTACTCATAGATATGAATAGTTGCTAATTGTTGAACTGTGTTGAAAACAGTAGCAATGTTGTCTAGAACTTGTGTACCATTACCTGTAATAGTAAAGAACTCAAGTTTTGGACCTTGTGGTTGTACTGATACTGCTGATGTAATTGCGTTTACTGAACCAACTGTATAACCAGATGTGTCATAGTTCATTAATGGCTGAAAATCGCCATGTACTTTTGTAAATTGTGCCATAATATCTTTTCCTTATAAAATGTGAGCGCAAAGGCTCTACTTTTATTTAGTCCTTTTGTAAAAAAATGGATATCTTAGACTTATTTTGGCATTAGTTTTTGAAGATAAGCTAGTAATTCTTTCTTTTCTTCTTGGTCTAATTGTTGGAATTTAGCGATTATATTATTAACTTCATCGCTAATTGGCTCTGGTTCTGATGCAGGGGGCTGCGATTTTGCTTTTTGTGCTGCAGCTACATAATAAAGCATATCCCCTAATTTTCTAAGTGCAGGGACTCCAGCATTTTGCTGATATGTTAGTTCTACATTTTTAGCTAAATCTGTGATTTGCTTCATGTTTGAGGAAATATCTACTCCTTGCATATATTGCTGTACAACTTTTACAATATAATCAGACATAGTTAGCTTCTTAACTTGCGGGGGCTGAGCTGGGGGTGCAGGAGCTTCAGATAAAATCTCAGCAAGCATTCTATCAAAGTATTTTGATTCTGATTGAACTGTGCCGGGTTGTGGAGTTTGAGCGGCTACACGGTCAGCTTCTCTAGCTGCAGGGTTAGCCCCGAATTGTAAATTTTGATTTTTCGCCTGCATCTGCTGTTGAATATATTCAGCATCACGCTGCAATTCATTTTGACGTTGAACAACTTCAGGCCAAAGCCCTTGTAAAACTCCAATCATTTTTCGCACAAAGATATTGCGAAAGTTAGTCTTAGCCAATACATTCTGTGAGTATCGTCTATTGCTTTGACTTCCCATATTTGATGTGACTGGTTGAACCTCACCTTTAACAAGATCCATTACAGCCTCATTTACCTTTTTATCTACTTCTTGGAGTTTCATTTTCTTATTGATTTAGTAAAGCGTTCGGAATCTTTGCTCTTAATTGCACTGAGTAGTTTTTTCTCTAATATTGCTGCTTTATCGGAGTCATAATGCTTGTTAATTAACTCAACAAGATTTATAGCACTTGTGATAATGTTATGGGCACGACTCTCAATAATGTGTTTGGTATCACGATTATTGCCCAGTGCTTCCAATTCTTCTAATAAACTACGGGTTTTGCGTTCCATAATGATAGGTTCCTAAATATATTTATCACTTTTTCAGACTGTTAAGCATAGCTTTTAATTTTGCGCTTTGTACGTCTGCTGCTACTTTTGGAACAGCTTGCACCACATCCGGCAATTCGCTATCATGTGTTGGGTTTATTTTAGCAGTAGGCTTAAGTCTAGAAATAATATCATTAGGACTAGGCTGTGGGTTGTTATACTTTACACCTGCAGATTGCCCATCTTCACCCGGGTCTGTAATACGCAATGTTTCTACATTAAATTCAAGTTCGATTTTAGTTCCGACTCCTGAACTACTACGTGTTTTCATAAGTTGAATCTGATACTGGCCGCGTTCACGCATACTGCGACTTGTAAAGATACCAAATACATTATCCGCTGTGTTAATCTTTGAAATACCACCTGAGATATGACTATGATCAAACTCAATTTCTTCCACTGCACTACGATTTAATTGACTAGCTGTAACTAGCAGCACGTTCAATTCTTTAGACAAATTACGCAATTCTTCCGACACATACTTGTCCTTAATAAACAAGTCTGATGGGCTGACCTTTGCGCTGACGGGCATAAGAAGGTCAAGATAATCAATGCAAAGAAAATCAATCTTTGCACCAGTCTTAATCTCATACTCTTTACAATATGCTCGTAAGTCATTTACTGTACTCTGTGCCGGCAAATACTTGATTTGTAATTTGCCGGCTTTTTTTGCCAACATTCTGACTTTCATTTCAATGTCATCAATGCTTTTAAAAATATCCCGACTGCTAGTTTCTGTCATCATGCTATCTATACGCATTGAACACAAACCCTCACTGAGTTCTAACGACACATAGATACCATTCAATCCTGCTTGACTCCAGTTGACCGCAAGATTTTGCATAAACAAACTCTTACCTGATCCTGAGCCACCTGCAAAGATTTGTAATTCACCACGATTGAATCCACCATATAGCTTGCTGTCAACTGTAGACCAACCTGTACTGATTTGTCCATTGTTACTTTTTAGTGCCATCAATCTACTACGTGGATCAGAAAAGTAATCAGTGCCCATGTCTTTTGTGATACTAATTTGCACTGCATCTTTTACAAGTTTTTCAACAGGATCGTAGTTACCCTTTTCTAGTAGATCGGCTGCTTTTAATATTGCACGTTCTAGTTCTTGTCTACGTGTGAATTTTTCAAATTCATCTAAGAACCATTCATAATGACCTTGTTGCAAATCAGTTATAGTTTCTAATTCTACTCCACACGTTGCTAACACTTGATCAGATTCAGGTAACACATTGTATTTTTCAGAATGTTCCGAAAAAAACTTTGCAATAGGCCTCAACGACTTATCAAAGTTTTCAGCATTCATGATGTTACTAACTCTTGTGTATAACTCACCATTAGTGATCATCATGCGCAAGAAAAGTTTCTGAACCTCTATGTTATAATCAGTTACCAATTCGTTTCCTCATCATTTCTATTTTTATTTTGCTTGTAGTTGCACTTTGTATTATACTTAATAAAGTAGCTAGTTTTCCATATTTTATTACGGCATCATTAACATCTTTAACGTCACTGTCCCAGTTAGGCAAACTTACTTTGTATCCTACTTCTAACGCCCGTTCACAAGTTTCTAAACCTGTTTTATCTCTGTCAGGAACAAAGATAACTTCTTTGTTTAATTGTCTAATAAAACGTACTTGATCATCATTGATTGTGTTGTGAGTTAGTGCTAACCCATCAATAGCTAATGCGTCAAAAATACCTTCCATTAATAATGCAATTTCCCAATCACTCTGTTGATTATCATACCCAAACACATAACCAGGTTGCTGATCATTGATATATTTGGGAGTTCTGTCATCTAAGAATCTACTTGTGTGTCCTACTATTTCACCATTATAATAATAGGGGATAATAATTCTATTTGCATTTCTACCCTCATCAAATGGGGCTACATAAAACTCACGTTTTTTAAAATCAATTTTTCTTTTAATTAGATAATCAATGTATTTTTTATGGTCCTGATTACTTTCATCAAGTAGTTCACTATCAGGTAATTGCTTGATTTTAAAATCTAATGGTTTTTCTTTTTTGAATTTTTGTGTAAAGTCAAGAAGGTCTTTGTTTTGCAAACTCTCAATGTTCCATCTTTGAATTTGTACTTCGTCAACACCACACCATTTCAACAACTCACGTGTTCGGTTTGTGATACTGCGACCCAATTCATAATGGCAACTAAATGAACAGTTGAAGCAGTTATATGTCCAATTAGTTCCATCAAACTTTATGCCGCCCCTTTGCCTTCTATCAGCTTTGTGTCCACGCTTGTCGCAACATATAGCATTGAAACTATACCAGCCACTTTGGGTTAACTTTTTTTTGTTTGGAATTATTGATAGGATATCAAACATACTATGAGTGTAGCATAATATGTATCAAAAATACAATAGATTGGTATTTTATCTTGCTAAAATATGTTCTATATTTCCACCAGTTGAGGTAAACTGTAACTGTATATATGGATGGAAACCAGTAATAGTTGTTCCCAATGTATTGGTCTCTGCTACAAAATTACCTAGTGCTTCTATCGTGTACCAATCTGCATCAACATTAGTAGAACCTAATACATTGATGTTTCCTGAGTAATTACTTAATTTTGTTTGTAATGTAATTTTACTAGAACCATTTAATCCTAACACGCTACTGTAATATGTAGTACCAGAATTAGATATTTCTCCATGACTAGGTATAGTAACATTAGTGCTAGGAACATGTTTAGGAAGTAT